CTCAAGATGTCCCCGGTCATCTGGAGTTACAAACTGTACGACTGATCTGTTGGGTAAAGAGTGACCCACGCTTGCACAAGCAAGTAGGCTACCACCCGTGTTGTTGATTACATTGCCACCATGGCAACTATCACAGCGCGACCTGACCCGAGCCGGACAAAGGGTCTGTGCTTCAATTGTCATGCCCAATTCCTGGATGTTTTGTCTCCAGCGCAATTTAGGAAGGACAAGAGGGCGGGTACTGATGAAGGGTATTGGATGTTAGAGCTCGCTGTCGGGCGGTGCGAAGCATGTAAACCAGCGCAATCTGTTCTGGATTGGGCGGTGAAAGGTGTTGGGCGCGTTTGTGGCATAGACGACACGTCTATATACAACATTTGCCTGACTTCCATGCAACATGCAGAAGCGTGTACGGCTGCGCCTGTGGGCGCGGTCACAGACGCAAAAGGCACAGTCCACAACGGGAACATTCAACTTTGCAATATGAGGGCCAACAACATCGTTGGCGATGGCATCAGGAAAGACACTCTCTATAAGCAAGCAGTATTTGAGGTGTGGCCATACATCACGGCTTTACTAGCAAGTCCTACGGCTGACATGGCCACTTTCAATGGTGGTTGGATCTGCTGCGGTGGACGAACTGCGGTTCTGCGCAGTCGCCAGTATTACATCAATCGTGATTACGTGGACGCAGCAATGGCGGGCACGTTGCCCACACCTACATCAGCGCCAGAGTCGTTGGGGCCGACCGTAGATGAACAGATCTTCGGCCCGGCGATAGCTTCATCCATCCAAGACGTCAAGCTGGTAACCGATCCTGATTCTTCAGGTGGTGTACCAACAGCTGATGACGCTCTGGCTGTGAAGTTTTGTCCCACAACCGTGGACAGGGTGTTTCATGCGAACACTCCGGCCAAGGTTGCGGAAGCCATCGACATGCGCGTGACGCAAAAGTACGTCGAATTCGACATGAACGACCAAGAGCGTTCTGAATTGCAGGATATCACGAATGCTCTCTGTGAGGAGATTAAGGAATCTAAATCTATTGAGAAGATTGCTTCGTGGATCCTTTTCGGCGATATTAAGTCCAAGAAATGGACGCTGTCGCGTGCTGAAATGGCACTGAACTGCCTCATGTGGAGGCTGTTGCCCGAATACGAGTTTACCGCAGCTATTAAATTGGAGCCCATGCCCCAGGGCAAGGCACCAAGGATGCTGATTGCAGACGGCGACGCAGGAGCCGTCATGTCGGCATTGACGATCGGCGTCCTCGAACGTTACTTGTGCAAATACCACAAGCACAAGACGATAAAGGGGATGCCGAAAGCTCGGAGGATGAAGGAGATTTGTGAGGAGGCGTTTGAAATGAAAGACGCCGCGGAAGCACACGAGGCTTTCATGCTTGAGAACGATGGTTCCGCGTGGGACACTTGCTGCAGTCTCATTCTGCGCAATCTCACTGAAAACAGTGTCCTCGACGTCATATTTGACAAGCTCGAGCATTTCTTCACTCCATACAACTGGTATAGGGCGCAGCGGAAAAAAGCAGATAGACGCGAAGAGCACAAGCTCAACGTCAAAACCAACAAGGTCAAGCTTGACCGCCTACCAAAGGGCGCCGCCTTCACGCAAGCTGAAGCCGCCAAGATCATGTTTCGCAAGAATTTCAAGATAACCATAGCGTCCATCCGACGCAGTGGCGACAGAGGCACCTCTATTCTTAATTTTATTGTGAATTTAATTTGCTGGGCGTGGGTGCTCAGTGGACCTGGCGGTCGCGGCATGGTAGGGCCTAACGGCAAAGTGGTGACGGACGTGTTTGGAACGAAGCGCAGGTTTAGAATCTGGCTCGAAGGCGACGATTCGTTGCTTTGGCTTACGGGCCGCAAACTTCTACCTTCGGAGATGCAGATTTTAGAAGCCCGGTGGACCAAGTTGGGCCACCGGCCGAAGCTATTTCTGCGTGTCGCTGGTGACATCGCAGAATTTTGCGGGTGGAAGATCTGCGTCAACAAGTACGGCCTCGATGGCGCGACGGCCGTACCAGACGTTCCAAGACTGCTTAAGAACGCTGGGTACTCCACAGCTAAAGAAGCGGTGTCTGCGGCCATCTCTGGAGACGAAGCGGTCTTCGGTAGAGTGGTCGGACCTGCACTTTTCGCGAGGGCAGGGTCCATTGCGGAGAAGGCGCCTTCCATCGCAAGGTGGTTGGTGCGCATGTCGCAGGAGCTCGGGATGAAGATGAACATCAGTGATTCTTTCTTCTCGAGAGATGATGTCTTTAAAATGGGCACCGACGATCTGACAGAGATATTACCAGAATTCTGGAAGGATGACAATCCCGAGAAGATTCTGAATGTGCGCTACGAAACCTTCGCGGATGGTGTGTTGCGTGAAATCTCGAATTCAGTAGCGTCAGGAGGCCTATCCTCTGAAGCAACCCTTGCAGTCAGACACGGTTGGGTGAAGACTGCGTCGGAATGGTACACGTTTGTTTCCTGCTTGGAAGCTGTCAACGCTGGTACCAGTGACGCGGACTTCAGGTCTATCGTCCCTCCGGGGATGATGGACTAGGCCAGCCACCATGCATGGGGACAGCGCGCACCCTTGCGCGCGACGCCCACACATTTCCAGCTTTTTTCCCCGGCTACCTTACGGCCGCGTTTTGTTTGCTGACGTTGTGTGGACTCACAGGGGCGCGTGCGCAGGAACTTCCTGCGCACGTGAGTAGCAGCGGCTCCCTGGTCTTGGTGCTCCAGCAATCATCGACCAGGACTCCTACGTCATATTTAAGTTGCTGTTCATTCAGCTTCCGTTGGCGGGGTGTGCATTGAATGCTCATTTTGGGCACGGCGAGTAAGAAAAAGGGAGGCCCGTCCCTGGCTGCCGAATTACCTTCCGTGGTCCTGACTTCCCTGACGGAGCAGGATCCTGAGCCAATTAGCGGTCACATGGTGAGTGACGAAGGTGAAGGCTAGACGTTGTGTGTTGGCTGCACACGATCCACAATGTGGGGCGTCCACCAGCTGTCCTATCGGGATGAATCTGATGCTGTGTCGTATAACTGAAGGGCACAGATAGGAGAGGCAGAAGGTGAATGGTTACGCAGTGTTGGGGCCCTTGCGACAGTACCCGTGGTTTACATGGGTTCTATGTGAGGATAAGATAGAGCGGTTTTATGGCTTGAGGCCGCTTTATTGAACTGGGTTGTGCCTGCCACGGGGTGCAACTTTCCCAACATGGTCAAGTGGTATGTCAGGGTGGTCGCCTAAGGCGACCGCTTCATTTTGTATGAATTCATTGTATTGTGCGAGAACAAGAAGTCCCCTTCAACAATACAAATATACATGTTATTAGCAATATTATCTTTAGCGGCATGGCAGGGCAACGTCGACGCGGAGGCAAGAAGGCCAGCAATGGTCGTCGCAGACAACCTCCAGCAAGACCAGCCAATAGGAGCACCGCAACGCGTGTTCTTGCAACAGGTGTCGGAGCGAGTGTCCGCAAAGCCTTTGGTGGCACGAATGGTTACGGCATGCAATGCTGGGATGCGAAGCATCCTTCGCATCTTGCCTTGCCCCGTGCTGTAGGTCCTTACACAACCATCAGGGCCACGAGGCGAGTGCAAATTAACACTCACGCTAACGTCATCGGCACATTCAACGCTGGCGACGCACGAATTGAAGGCGATATTCATCAACGTGCCGCATGGTCAGAAATTATCATGATGTCTGACGTGGCGAGCACGAGCCCCATCAACGGTACTAACAACATTCAGTCGACCACTATTGATTTCAGTAGCTTGGGAGACGCTGCAACCTTGGTTCCATCTGCGCTTTCAGTGCAGGTCATGTGTCCAACAGCTTTGCAGACAGCGTCTGGTATCGTTTATGCTGGGGTGATGAACACGCAAGCGGCCATCGCGGGCCGCTCAGAGTCGTGGGATGCTTTCATGCAGAAGTTCGTGCAGTTTCAAAATCCTAGACTGCTCGCAGCGTCAAAACTGGCGTTGCGTGGTGTTCAGATCAATTCATACCCACTTAATATGGCAGAGGTTAGCAATTTCAAGCCATTAAAGCGGGAAGTCGACGCGACGTTCACGTACAGCAGCGCTCAGAGCGAACCAACTGGATGGGCACCGATTGTCATCTACAATCCACAGGGTGCCACGCTTGAGCTGTTGATTACTGTTGAATATCGTGTCAGGTTTGATCTTGACCACCCAGCCAGTGCATCACATACGCACCACCCCATTGCAACCGATTCCATGTGGGATCGTATGACAAGGAGCGCCGTGGCGCTCGGCAATGGCGTTGTGGATATAGCCGATGTGGTGGCTAACACTGGCATGGCAGTGGGACGTGCGGTCACGGTCGGCCGTGGCGTTGCGTCCGTTGCTCGGTCATTGCCCGCTTTGGGCGCCTAACACGGCGCCAACCTTAGCAACCCGTGAAGTATGGTGTAGCTCTAGTGCGATACTTCATGGCTTCTGACACATCGTGGTTTTCACGTTGTTTGAACAGATAACATTGAGCCGTTCCCATGCGTCCACTGCAAATTAAACTGGCGCGATGGGGGGGAGGCGTGTCCCCGGTGTTCTAATCACCCGCACAGGTTAGCGATAGACCCGAACCCGAAAAGACATCACACTCGTCATAGGTGTTGTCGAATTCGCC